GAGCAAGTGGCCGCGGAACTGTTCAACCAGTATGGAACGGACCCAAAAGACATGGTATCTGTTTTGCAGAAGGAAGGCATGATTGCGGCAAAGATTGCGCAGTATATGCAGGAGATAAAACAGATACAGACCAAGCTTTCTGGCGACCAGTCCGATCCGTTGGTCGAGGTCAAGAAGGAAGAGATTGCGGCTACCGCAAAGAACGACGCTGCCGAACTCGCGTTCAAGCAACAGAAGTTGCAGCAGGATACGCAGATCGAACAGCAGCGTATTGGATCGCAGGAACACATCGCAATGTTGAGGGCAAATACGCCCGCTTTTAAAGGAGCACCACCAAATGCCACTCCGATCAGGAAGCAGTAGGAAGGCCGTCAGTTCCAATATCAAGGAACTGGTGGACACGTATAAATCGAAGGGAAGGATTGGCAGCAGCAAGCCTGCCAGTAAGTCGGCTGCCGTTAAACAGGCGGTCGCTATTTCTCTGAAGAAGGCGGGCGTAAGCCGGATGGCCACGGGCGGTATGGCGGAACGTCGCCAGAGTGCCGCTGCGGAGGGCCGGAAGGACTATATCCGCGGCCCAGAGGACAAGACTGGGACATCTATCACCACTCGTAAGCAAATCGCTGCAATCAAGAAAAAGGGAGGAACAATAACGTATAAACGTGACGGGAAATTGCCCGTGGGAGTGTATTAAAACGTAAGGGCCAACAGGCAAGGCCATAACTTGCCTGCTATTACATGGAAATGACCATGCTCGAGTTTGCTGAAGCGGTATTGAAGCAACTACGTCAGTTACAGGCTGACGCGAAGGAAATAGTGTTGAGCGGATCTGTGACAGACATGGAACGCTATCGTTACCTGATGGGACGCCTCGAGGGCCTGAAGTTTTCAGAAGATGTCGTTAAAGACTTACTGAAGAAGAATTCAGATGGATACTAACCCGGAGAGGACAACCATGAGCGATACGGAAACGCTGACCCCATTGGAACAGAAATGGAAAGAAGCGAAAGAACTGAGGGGCCCTGAGTTGGACGATGTTTACACTCAAGACGCCTTGGACCCGACGAAGTTGACGCAAACTATTTTGGATCGGATTCCGCGGCCTACAGGCTGGCGGATCGCGGTGCTTCCATACCTTGGCGCGGAAAAGACCAAGGGCGGGATCATCATGGCCGACCAGACCAGAAAGCTGACCCAACTGACCACCACCTGTGCGTATGTGCTGAAGATGGGCGATCTTGCCTATGCAGACGCAGAGAAATATCCCTACGGGCCATGGTGCAAGGAAGGTGATTGGGTGATTTTTGCCCGATACGGCGGTGCGCGACTGAATATCGACGGCGGGGAAATCCGTATTTTGAACGATGACGAAATCTTGGCCGTGGTAAACGACCCGGAAGACGTCTTACACCTGTGAGGAACGTATGACAATCGAAACCGAGGACACAAAGCTGGATTTGGGGCTGGGGGATGGCGAGAAGGCGGTTACGGTAGAGGTAGAACCGGAAGCGGAGGCTTCTTTTTCTGGCAGACCGTCGGCACTTGAATCACCCGAGCAAAACAAAGAAAAGTCTGTAGAACGGACTGAAACGACGAAAAAGAAGCAGCCTGACGATGAACTGGATCACTATACAGAAAAAGTCCAGAAGCGCATTGACAAGCTGACTTCACGGTTGCGGGAGACGGAGCGTCGGGAAAAAGCCGCGCTGGATTATGCGCAAGGCGTGCAACGTCAGGCGCAGGATCTGCAACAACGCCTGCATCACACGGATACCGGCCGCTTAAATGAAGCAAAAACCCGGTCTGAGACGCAATCCATGGCGCTCAAGCAGATTATCCGTAAGGCTCGGGAAGAAGGCGACATTGACACGGAAACGGACGCGCACGAACGTCTGACTTCGCTGTTGATGGAGCAGCGACGCATTGTTGAAGCTTCTTATGCTCGGGAACAGGAGCAGCAGCAGTTGGTTGCTAATCAGCAACAAGCCGCTCAACAGGCTGCCCAGCAACAACAACAGCCGTCTAGGCCCGATCCGCGGGCCGAGGAGTGGGCAGAACGGAACGCGTGGTTTGGTCAAGATAAAGTCATGACTCATGCTGTTTGGGGGATTCACCGTCAATTAATTGAAGAAGAAGGGTTTGACGCGACCACAGATGAGTATTATGATGAGCTTGACAGGAGAGTTGCGGATACTTTTCCGGCGAAAGTCAAGAAGGAATTCGTCTCCCAGCAAGAAACCAGAGTGCAACGTCCCGTGCAAGCAGTTGCGCCTGCCACCCGGTCTTCCGGGGTCAACACTGCACGCCGCTCCGTTCGACTTTCCCCGAGTCAGGTAGCGATTGCTAAAAAACTTGGCGTTCCTCTCGAGGAATACGCCAAATATGTGAAGGATTAAACCATGGAACACAGCCAAATACCGAAACTCGGTGATAGCAAAATCAATCGCACCCCGCGCACAGAAGAAACACGTGTGGCGACTGCGCAGCGCCGTCCTTGGGCACGTCCTTCTCGTTTGGATGCACCGCAAGCGCCCGAAGGTTTCAAGTATCGTTGGATCAGAGGATCGGTCAACGGTTTTGAAGACAAACAACATGTGTATGGAAAAATCCGCGAAGGCTATGAACTCGTTCGAATCGAGGAACTGCCGGAATCGGAACGTGACCATACGCCTACGATGGACGACGGCCGTTATAAGGGGGTCGTGTCTGTTGGTGGGCTCATGCTGGCAAAAATTCCGCTTGAAACTGTAGCGGAACGAGATGCCTTTTATCGTAACAAGGCGCGCGAGCAACTCCAAGCAGTCGATAATGACATGATGAGAGAGAATTCGCATTCTTCGATGCGTATTAACCGTCCTGAACGGGACTCACGTGTAACTTTTAATGGTCCCCGTGGTAACGGGGGTTAATTGATCATAAATCTTTTGGAGATTTCTAATGGCTAACACTAACAAAGACTTTGGTTTTCGTCCGGTAGGTCGGCTTGGTAGCACAGTTGCAAACAACGGCAATACTGCATACAGTATCGCCAGCAGCTATGGCACCGCGATTTATCAGGGCGATTGCGTAACCCTTTCTGGGGGTTATGTGAATATTGCTACTGCAGGGCCCATTCTGGGGGTTTTCATTGGTTGTCAGTATACTGATCCGACCACCAAAAAAACCACGTTCAAAAACTACTACCCCGGTACGGTTGCCGCTTCGGACATCGTTGCTTTTGTAGTTGATGATCCTTCAGCTGTTTTTGTCGTTCAGTGTTCTGGCATTGCTGCTGTTACGGCCCCCGGTCGTAATGCGGTTATCGTCACGTCCACTGCGGGCAGTACGACGAGCGGTATTTCTGGTCAGCAAGTTGATGTTCCGGTGACCGGCAATGCTACTTACGCTGTTAAGGTAATCGGCGTGTATAACGCTCCGGACAACAATGACCTCCTCTCAGCATATGCTGAACTGGTCGTTAAGATCAATAACCACCTGTACAATTCCGGTACAGGCACTGCGGGGGTTTAACCATGGCTATTACTCGTTCACAGCTGGTAAAAGAGCTTGAGCCGGGACTGAACGCCCTGTTTGGTCTTGAGTACAAGCGCTACGAAAACGAACACGAAGACATTTTCGAAATTGAAGCGTCTGAGCGTGCGTTTGAAGAAGAAGTTATGCTGACCGGCTTCGCGTCGGCACCGACGAAGGCTGAAGGTTCGGGCGTGTCGTATGATCAAGCAAACGAGTCCTTCACTGCGCGATACACCCACGTAACGGTTGCACTGGCATTCTCGATCACCGAAGAGGCGATTGAAGATAACCTGTATGACCGTCTGGCGTCGCGTTACACGAAGGCTTTGGCGCGTTCGATGGCCCACACCAAGCAAGTTAACGGTGCGGCGATTCTGAACAACGCGTTTGATTCAGCCTACCCCGGTGGCGACGGCGTGCAGCTTTGTTACAGCGCCCACCCCACTGCTTTGGGCCCGACGTTCTCGAATACCCCCGCTGTTGCTGCTGACTTGAACGAGACTTCTCTCGAACAAGGCATCATCGACATCGCCGGGTTTACCGACGAGCGTGGTCTCAAGATTGCCGTGATGGCAACCAAGCTGGTTGTTCCTAAAGAGAACCAGTTCACGTCTGAGCGTTTGATGAAGTCTACCCTTCGCACTGCGTCGGCGGACAACGACATCAATGCGATCAAGTCGATGGGTCTGATTCCTGAAGGCTATGTGGTTAACCACTACCTGACGGATACAGATTCTTGGTTCCTGTTGACGGACGCTCCGAATGGTCTGAAGATGTTCCAACGTTCTCCGATTCGCACCGCGTTCGAAGGTGACTTCGATACCGGTAACGTGCGCTACAAGGCACGTGAGCGTTACAGCTTCGGCTGGTCGGATCCGCGCGGCATCTACGGTTCAGCAGGCGCGTAAAGAAACAAGGGTGGATGGCAGACTGAAGAACTAGCCATTAAAAGACAGCTTAAAGCGTCCACCTGTTTTACCTTTCTGGGAAATTTTACTTGCACAGACTGCCCCCAGCAGACATTGTAGAGACTGTGTAGGGCTGTGCTACAACACAAG